TGTAGATAAGATTGAAGACTTCAAAAGAATACAAGGAATGTCTGTAGGGCTAAATAAAGCTCTAGAAATAATTGAAGAAACTACTCAAAAATATAAGGAAGGAGATATAGATGATTAGTCAAGAAATATGGGCAACTGATAGTGAAGTACCAACACCAGAAAAAGTACCACAACCAGTTGGTTATAGAATTTTAATTAGACCAAGAGGTGTAGTTGAAAAAACAAAAGGAGGAATTTATTTAACTGATACAAATAAAGAACAACAAAGTTATTTAAATTCTGTAGGACAAGTTATTGCTATGGGACCCGAATGCTATGGCGATAGAAAAGCACCATGGTGCAAAGTTGGTGATTGGGTTGTATTTGGAAGATACGCAGGAGCCAAAATTTCTGTACAAAAAGTTAAAATGGTGTTAATTAATGATGATGAGGTTATTGCTACATTAGAAAACCCTGAAGTAATATCTCATCAATTATAATATACGTTAGTTTTGCTAACGACAACATAGGAGAAAACTATGATAGAAGAAAATAACAATGAGAAAGAGTTAGAAGTTAAGCTAGATGAAAATCCATCTGAAAAAGAAATAGAGGTTCCACAAAACCCTATTGATGCTTTAGTGGAAAAAGCTGAAACTGAAGAAAAAGAGAAAGATAATGATAAAACATTTGAAAATGAAAGAGAAATTAAACTTGAAGAAAAGAAAAAAGTACCTGAATATTCAAATGATATGCCATATTCTGAAAAGGTTCGTAAAAGAATTGCTAAAGAAGTGGCAAAAAGAGCAGAAGCAGAACAAAAAGCTGTAAATTTAGAACAAAGATTAGCTGAATTAGAGAAAAAAACTTTTGATTTAGCTGGTAAAAGTCTTAAAAACAACTATTCGTCAGTTTCTGCTGAACTAAAAACAGCTATTGAAGAAGGTAATACTGATAAACAAGTAGAACTTTATGAAAAAATGGCTGATATTAGAGGACAAATGTCTAAAACTGAAGAATTATCATCTTCAGTACCGAAAGTAGAAAAAAAACAAGCCGAAACTCCACCTTTAGCAGCAGATTGGGTTAAAGAAAACAGAGAATGGTTTAATAAACCTGGTTACAGAAAAGAAACTGCGATGGCTTATGGAATAGATGCAGAACTTACTGAAGAAGGTTGGGATGTTAACGATCCAGATTATTACATTGAAATGGATAAAAGACTTAAATCATCTGGAATGGCTTATTTTTCTAAAAATGAAGAAGACACTGTTCAAACTGATAAAAATGTAGTACAAAAAAACAACAGAGTGCAATCTCCTGTAGCTGGAGTTTCTCGTAAAAAAGAAACAGACAGTAATAGAGTTAAGCTAACTCAGGATGATATCAGAACTGCGCAAACTTTTGGTATTGATATTAATGATGAAGCGGCACTAAAGCGATTTGCTAAAGAAGTAAAAACCTTTAGCAGCAATACGTGAAGGTAAAGGAGCACGACTATGAGTAATAAAATAAACAACGAAACTAGAGCTGATAAAGCAAAAGTTTCACAATGGCGCCCTAGTAATTTATTGGAGGCTCCTGAACCAAGACCTGGTTACAAACAGAGATGGATTGCAACTATGGTACTAGGTCAGGAAACACCGACAAACGTAGCCAAACGATTGAGAGAAGGTTGGCAACCTCGTGACCCTAAAACGGTTAAGAATGCTGAACATTTTCCAACGATAGAACATGGTAAGTTTGCTGGTCATATAGGTATCGAAGGAATGCTACTCTGTGAAATGCCAGAAGAAATGGTAAATGAACGTAATATGTATTACGCAAGAATGACTGAAAATCTAATGAGATCAGTCGAACAAGATATCCACAAAGTAGAACAACCTGGAAATCCTATTCAGAAGTCCTTCAAGACTTCAGTTACTAGAGGAGGCTTTAAAGAGTAACTATAAATAGGAGACTAAAAAATGGCAAATGCTAACACACCCATTGGTTTCGTACCTTTGAGGCACTTAACAGGCGGTGTTATCAGACCACAAGAATATCCTATTGCTAATAGCTACGGTACTGCAATCGCATCTGGAGACTTAGTATCTATGACTACAGATGGTACAGTGATTAGAGGTACTGCTGGCGGAACAGCATTAGGGGTATTTTATGGTGTAGAGTACATTGATAACGCAACAGGGGATGTCAAGTTTTCTAAAATCTGGAATGCAAGTACAGCTGTAAAAGCAAATACTGCAGTAAAGGCTTTAGTATATGATGATCCTAACATAACATACCAAGTTCAATGTAACGGCACATTCGCAAACGCAAATGTTGGTGAATTGGCTAATGTTACTATTGGTACAGCAAACACTACTTTCGGTTATTCAACAGACGAATTAGATATTAGTACACTAGCTACTACTGCTAAAGTCTTGAGAATATTAAGATTAGTAGACAAACCAAACAATGATGTCGGAGCTGATGCTGACGTAGAAGTTGTAATTAACTTACACTTATACGGTACTCGTCAGGCTGGTGTCTAAGGAGATTGAACAATGGCATTAAATAGAGCACTATTTACCAAACAGCTCAATCTAGGTTTAAATACCGTGTTTGGTATGGAGTATGACAGATATCCAGAACAATGGAGAGAAATCTACTCTACAGAGCAATCACAAAAAGCTTTCGAAGAAGATGTACAAATGATCGGCTTCGGAGCTGCACCAACAAAAGCTGAAGGTGCTGCAATATCTTATGAATCTGGCAGAGAAGGATTTGTATCAAGATACGTACATGAAACTATTGCTTTAGCATTCTCAATTACTGAGGAAGCTGAAGAAGATGGTTTATACGGATCTTTAGGTGCAAAATATGCTAGAGCTTTAGCAAGATCAATGCAACACACTAAAGAAATTAAAGGTGCAAATATCTTAAACAACGCAACTAACACTGCACAGTTAGGTGGTGACGGAGTAACTTTATTGAACGCTTCTCACCCTCTAGGAGGTGGTGGTACTGCTTCTAACATTCTTGCTACACCAGCAGATTTGAGTGAAACGTCTTTAGAGACATTATTAATTCAAATCTCTGAAGCAGAAGATGACAGAGGTATACCTATCGCTTTAACTGGTCAGAAACTGATCGTTCCACCAAACTTGGTGTTCATTGCTGAAAGAGTATTAAAGTCTAATTTAAGACCTGGTACTGCAGACAATGACATCAATGCAATGAGAAATATGGGTATGATCCCGGGCGGAGTAGTCGTTAACCAAAGACTAACTGACACGGACCAATACTTTATTATGACTGATTGTCCTGATGGAATGAAACACTTTGTTAGAGCACCAATCAAAAAAGCTGTTGAAGGCGATTTTGAAACTGGTAACCTAAGATACAAAGTAAGAGAAAGATACTCTTTTGGTTTCACTGACTGGAGAGCCGTTTACGGATCTCAAGGAGCAGATTAATAATAAACTTTAACTAGGCGTAGCAATACGCCTAGTTACCCTACGACAGCTTAGGCTGACTACTAAGGAGGTAGACTATGGGAACAACTACATTTTCGGGACCAGTAAAAGCGGGAACGATTAAAGAAACTTCAGGAACTACATTAGGAGCAAATGTTGCTAATACTGGTTTTGTTGTAATGGGTCAATCTGCAAAGATTGATATTACAGGAGCTTCTCATTTAAATCAAGTATGTGGTACTATTCCAGCTAACTCACAAATTATTGATGTAGTATTAAATGTAACAACAGCAAATGATGATACAAATGCTGCAACTGTTTCAGTTGGTACAACAGATGATGGCGATGCATTTATTGCTTCTGCTAATGTGAAAGCTACTGGTACAACTAGAGGTACTTTAGATACTGAAGCTACAAATATTGGTACAACTGATATTCAAGTTTTAGCTGATTTTACAGGTACAGATGGTGACGGATCAGCAGGTGCAGCAACTGTTACTGTAACTTATTTACAGAACAACAGCATTGCAGATGCAGGAGACACACCATAATAATACTTATCGGGGGACCCATTAGGGTCCTCCTTATAAGGAGAAAATATGTTAGAATTTTTAAGAGAAAAAGGTGAAGCTTTAAAAAACTTTTCTAAAAAAGATGATGAAAAAGAAGAAAAATCTTCAGTAGAAAAACTATTAGATTTTCAAAAAGCTAAAGAAGAAGCAGATATGGAATTATCTGAAGAAGATAAAAAAATTCAATCCATAGATGATACTTCTGAAACTCAAAGTATTGAACAAATTTTAGAGGAAGAATCAGCTAAAAAAGAAGAAAAATCTAAAGAAAAAGATTTAGATGAAAAATTAGCTGATATAGAAAAAGTTATTTCTGCATTTGGAGATGATAAAAAAACTAATTTAGGAACCTCATCAGATCCTTTTAAAGGAACTAAATTTGAGTTGAATAAACCAATAGATTTTCAAACTAAAGTTGCTCAAAACTATATAGCACCTTATTTAACACAACCAACTAGCCAAGAAGACAGAATTGCGTTATTATTTGAAAATCTTAAAAAACAAAATTTAATATAGGAGGAACAATGGCAGGATCAGATATTTCGGCAAATAGTGTAACAACTACAGGTTCAAATGTTGCAGCGTTTGGTGGCCCTACAAGACTTAAAGGTTTTATTATTACGCCATCAGCAACTGCAGGGACTGTAACTTTTGTAGATGATGCTACAACTAAATTTGTAGTAACAACAGGTGCTAGTGCAGATAGTGGACCTATTAACATAAGTTTACCAGATGAAGGTGTAAAATTTGAAACAAACTTAAAAGTTAATATTTCTGCAAATGGTGCTAGTGGTGTAACAGTATTTTTTGGATAATGGCTACATCAAATACAGCTACTTTTAATCTTACAGTTAATGACTGTATACAAGAAGCTTATGATAGAATAGGAGGTGATCCTATTTTAGGTTATGATGTGCGTTCAGCACGTAGAAGTCTTAATATAATGTTTAGTGATTGGGCTAATAGAGGTTACAATCAATGGACTGTAGAATTAAAAGATGTATCAGTTTCTCAAGGAACTGTAGAATATACTTTGGATTATGATTTAGTTGATATTATTAATGCAAATATTTTAGATGGATCAACTGAATATTCAATGACTAGACTAGGTCTTAATGACTATGCTGCTATTTCAAATAAAACTCAACAATCTAGACCTACTCAATTTTACTTACAAAGATTAAATACACCAGTAATTAAAATTTATCCAGCACCAGATAAAGCATATACTTTAAGATATTATAGAATGAGAAAAATTCAAGATGTAACAGCTTCTACAGTTAGTGGTGTAGAACAAAATTTCGATATTCCATTTAGAGCTTTTGAATGTATGTGTGCAGGTCTTGCTTATTATCTCTCTAAAAAAAGAATTAATATAGATCAAGCACAAAGAATGGAATTAAAAACAGATTATGAACAAGCTTATACAAGATTAGTTGCTGGTGATGATACACCTTCTACAAGAATTTTACCATCTACAACTAACAGATTTTATACATAATGGCAAATAAATTAGGCGATAGAAGTACAAGACCTCATAGAGCACCACATAATAAATTTTCAGGTGGTCAATATGCAAGAGCTATATCAGATAGATCAGGGTTAGAATTTCCATATCAAGAAATGGTTTTTGAATGGAATGGTTCATTTGTACATAATTCAGAGTTTGAACCTAAACAACCACAATTAGATTTAACATATTTTACTGATGCACAATCATTACAAGATGCTAGACCACAAGCAAATTTATCATCAACTGGTGGTGTTCCAGACCAAATAGACATAATATTTCCACCAACAGGTTCAATTCCTGCAAATGGAATAGCACAAGCAAGCACAAATTTGTTATCAACTGCATTAGGAAGTGTTACAGTAGTAACATGAATATAGAAAAAAAATATGGTGTAATGATTGCAACACCTTGTTATGGCGGTCAACTTACAGAAGCTTATTTGCATGGAATTTTACAAACAACTGTAAAAGCTCAAAACAAAGGAATTAGAATCCATTTAAATACCATGGGCAATGAAAGTTTAATAACAAGAGCAAGAAATACTTTAGTTACTCAGTTTTTAGATTTTGATTTAAAAGATCCAGATAGATTTACTCATTTATTTTTTATTGATAGTGATATAGGGTTTAGTGGAGAAAATGTAATAAGACTTGTAGAGTCAGATTATGATATTGCATGTGGTATTTATCCTAGAAAATCAATTGATTGGAATTCAGTTCCTAAATTTATAAAAGAAACTGGAGAAGAAAATATAGAAGCTAAAGCATTAGGTTATAATTTAAATTTTGCACATCCTACTAATATAAAAGTTAAAAATGGATTTACAGAAGTATTAGATGCAGCTACAGGATTTATGTGTATAAAAAAAGAAGTTTTTTATAAAATGAAAGAGGCTTATTCTAATTTAAAATATACAAGCGATCAAATAATAAATAACGAAAGATTTAGTAGTAATAATTGTTATGCATTTTTTGACTGTATTATTGATGAAAAAAGTAATAGATATTTATCAGAAGATTATGCATTTTGTAGACTTTGGCAAAAATTAGGAGGAAAAATTTTTGCTGATGTTATTAGTCCATTAACTCATTATGGAACTTATCCATTTAGAGGTAATGTATGGACTAAATTTAGTATAGAAGGAGATAAAGAAAATGCCAATGACATACAGCAGTCTAAAGACTGATATACAAACTTGGGCTGAAAATACAGGTACAGATTTTACAAATCAATTAGATACTTTTATAGATAATACACAATCTAAATTATCAAGAGAAATTGATCCTACAGGTTTTAATCAAAACGTAACTTCTTCTACCTCTATTGGTGATAGATTTATTACTTTACCGTCAGCGATAGAACCTATGCTTTTGAATTATTTAAATATAATAGATAGTGATAATAACAGAGTGTTTTTAGAAATAAAACCATTAGAATATTTACAAGAATATTGGCCTGATTCTTCTTTAACAGCTCAACCAAGATATTTTGCAAATTTTGATGATACAACTTTATATTTAGCTCCTACTCCTAATGCTGTGTATACTATGGAATTAGGTTATCAAGGTAGAATAAACCCATTATCTAATACTAATACTACTAATTGGTATACTGAGAATGCTCCTGATGCATTATTATATGGTTGTTTATCTGAAGCAAATCTCTTTACAAAAAACATGGAAGACTATAATATATATAAACAAAAGTATGTCGAAAGTGTGACGGCCATAAACAATGAAGCTCGTAGAAATAGAAGAACAGACTATAAGTTTCCTGGTAGTCCACTAGGCGAAAACACATTAACTGGAGGACAATAAACATGGCTATATCTCAAGCGATTACAGTGTCGTTTAAGCAAGACTTAATGTCGCCTGGCGGAAATTTAGAAGCTCAGACATTAAAGTGCGCACTTTACGACAACACTGCAACTCTTAACCAAAATACTGCTGCTTACATTACTGCAAATGAAATATCAAACAGTGGTACAAATTACACAACTGGCGGTGCTACATTAACTAATGTTGCAATTTCAACAGATGGAACTACTGCAATTTTTGATGCAGATAATGTTTCATTTGCTAATGCAACTATTTCTGCACAAGCTGCACTAATTTATAATGCAAACAATAGTAATTCATCTATTGCTGTATTAGATTTTGGTGGTGTAAAAACATCTACTAACGGTACTTTTGAGTTACAGTTTCCAAACGCTGACGCATCGAACGGCTTAATTAGAATAGCATAAGGAGATAAATCCTTATGTCGCTGGCAAGAACATTCACAGTTACTGTTGCCAATCCCGGGTCAGGTAATAGATATTACATTGATGGAGTATTGCAAGCAACTGTAAATTTAGCCAAAGGTGCGACTTACAGGTTTGATCAATCTGATTCTTCTAATGCTACTCATCCGTTAAGATTTTCAGAAAATAATAACAATTCACCAAGTGCTCCTTACACTGTAGGAGTAACTGCAAATGGAACACCTGGTTCTTCTGGAGCTTACACTGAAATAATTGTAGCTGATAATGCACCATCAGTTATTTATTATTATTGTACTAATCACTCTGGCATGGGAGGTCAAGCAAATTTAAATGTTAATGGCTATGGAGCATATACATGGAACAATGGTTCTTGGAATCAATTAAACGATCAATCTGTTTTATTAACAACTAATTTATTAAATTCTAATTTAGGAAGTGTTACTGTTGATGCAACAATAAGAGCTGGTTGGGGTAGAAGCACATGGAATAGTGCAACATGGAATCAAGCTCCAGATAGTTTTATAACAATATCTGGACAAGAGCTTAATACAAGTTTTGATTTTGGAGAAGGTTGGAATAGGGAAGAATGGTCATCTGGTAATTGGAGTGAAGCTTTAGGTTTAGTTAATACTGGTAATGGTAATGTATTTAGTATATCTACATTAAGTGCTTTAAATTTATCACAATCAAATGTTACTGTTACTGCAAGCTCACCAATAACAATATCTGGAGAACAATTAGATACATCAATAGGAAATTTACAATTTGATGGAGAAGCAATTGTTTCTTTAACTGGAAACCAAGCTAATATTACAGTTAATTCTTTTTCAGTGCAGGCAGGTGGTGCAATAACAATTAATACACCTACTTTTGAAGCTAATACAGCATTAGGTACAGTAACAACAGGTACTGCAAATCTTATAGAAATTACTGGAAGTGATATTGCTATTTCACTTGGGAATGTATCTGCTGTATCTGGAAATGTTATAGATATTACTGGTTTACAAGCAAATGCAACTGCAAATACAATTACACTTAAAGCTGATCAAATATTAAGTATTACAGCGATTAATAATCTTACAATATCTCAAGCAAATATTATTCCTAATTCTCAAAATTTCTTATCAATTAATGGAAATCAAGCTAATGTAACAGCTTCTACATTGAAATTTTGGGATTCAATAACAGATAATAATCAAGAAAATTGGACTAATATTAACTAGACAAATAATGACAAATATATATTATTTACATTATTAAAAATATGGAGTATAAAAAATTATGCCATCAAGTTTTACATCGAGATTAAAATTAGAAAGACAAGCTTCTGGAGAAAATTCAGGAACTTGGGGAAATTTAGTAAATTATGTTTTTAACAGAGTTGATGCATCAGTTTCTGGTTATCAAGCTGTTCCTGTAGGTGGTTCAGCTAATGTAACTTTAACATCTAACAATTCCACAAGTAATACAGATGATGATGCAACTGATGATCAAGTACATAATGCAACTTTAGAATTTACAGGAACATTAACAGGAGACATACATGTTTTTACTGATGCAGTAGAACAAAATTATGTAGTTTTTAATAATACAAGTGGATCACAATCATTAACTTTTGCAAACACAGGTCATGCTGCAAATGGTGTTGTTTTAAAACAAGGTGCTAAAACTATTGTTTACACAGATGGATCTTCAGTTTTTGATGTAAATCAAGACTTAGCTGATATTAAAGCTACATCTGTTACATCCAATGGAGCAGTTTCGGGTACTACAATTACAGGTTCAGCAAATGTTGCTGGTACTAATATAGTTGCAACTGCTAATACAGTTGATATGCAAGGTAGTGCACCTAATGTAATAGCTTCAGGTGGAACAAACACAGATATAAATTTATCACCTAAAGGTTATGGTCTTGTAACTTTTAATGGCGGTGGAAAAATTCAACAAGTTAATGAAAAAGTAAATACATCTGCTACTGCAGCAACAGGCACAATTAATTTTGATGCATTAGATGGAGCAGTACAAAATTTTACTACTAACGCATCTGCGAATTGGACATTCAATTTAAGAGGTAACTCTTCAGTTACTTTAAATAATTATTTAGATTCAGGTGAAAGTATAACAGTTGCACATATTGTACCTCAAGGGTCAACTGCTTATTATGCAAATGTTGTTCAGATTGATGGATCAACAGTAACTCCAAAATGGCAAGGAGGAGCTCCTTCAGAAGGAACAGCAAATAGCACAGATACTTATACTTACACTGCAATTAAAACTGGAGCTAATACATATACTGTACTAGCTTCATTAACTGCATTCGAATAGAAAGGAGTGTTATGCCTTTACTTACTACATTTGCTGCAGCTTCAGCAAAAGCTTTAGGATTTACTTCAGGAGGTAGTTCAGACTTTATAGAAGCTACTGGAGGAACAGTTACAGAAAATGGAAATTACAAAGTACATACTTTTACATCATCAAGCACTTTTGTTGTTAGTAACCAAGCAAAAGATGCTGCAGGTGGCAGTGGTTTAAGATATTTAATTGTAGGAGCTGGTGGAGGTTTCGGCGGTTCTGGTAGTCAAAGAGGTGGAAATTCTTCAGCAGTTTTAAGTCCGTCAACAACTATTTCATCAACTGGTGGCGGATATGGTGGAAATTATGATCAAGCAGGATCCCCAGGAGGATCTGGTGGCGGATCGGGAGAAGCACCTAGATCAGTTGGATCTGGAAATGCTGGTGGCTATACACCTCCTGAAGGAAACAATGGAGGATCTGGTTCTGGAACTGGAGGAGGACGAAGACCTGGAGCTGGAGGAGGAGCTGGAGCAGTTGGTCAAGATTCTGGTGGAAATGGCGGAGACGGTCTTCAATCAGATATAACAGGAAGTAATACATATTATGCTGGCGGCGGAGGTGGAGGATCTCATGGTCCACCTTATGGTCAACCACCTGCTGGATCAGGCGGACAAGGTGGCGGTGGACAAGGTGCGGGACCACAAACTAATACCGGTGGAACTGACGGACTAGGTGGAGGAACTGGCGGAACAAGTGGACAAGCCGGTGGAGGAGCAGGAGGTATGAGAACAGTTACAACTTATACTTTTGATATTACTAAGGGAACATATCCTATGACTGTAGGAACTGATGGTAATGGCGGAGATGGAGTTATAGTGTTAAGCTATAAATTTCAATAATATGAAAAGAAATTTTGCAGTTATTGTTGGTACAAAAGTTGTTAATGTGACAGCTATAGATAAAAATACTGTTGAAGAATCAATAACTTTTTTAAATGAAAATTTTCCAATTGAAAATGGAACTTGGAAACATATAGATTATTCATCACCAAAACATAGACATTGCGCAGTAAATTCAAATTATAATTCAGATAGTGATTATTATTACGATGACAAACCTTCAAATAATTATGTTTATGATTCTACAAATTATAGATGGATTCCTAATGTAGATTATCCTGATGGTGAATATGATGATTTAAATCACGATAATAACACTTACTATTGGGATGATCAAAATCAAGTTTGGGTAGAAAAAACTTAACAAAATTTTTAGAAAGGATGTATTTTCTTAACAGAAAATATGACATACAGAAATATATATTGGTTTTATAACAAAGTTATTCCTGAAAGAATTTGTGATGAAATAGTTGCTTATTTTAAAAATAAGAAAAAAATTAAAGCTTTAACAGGTGCAAGTAAAAGAGTTACAAAAATAAGAAAATCTTCAATTGTTTTTGATCAAGAAAATTTATGGATTGATCATCTTATAAATCCATTTATTAGAAATGCAAATATAAAAGCTGGTTGGAATTATCAAATAGATTATGCAGAAACTCATCAATTTACTGAATATAAAATAAATCAACATTATAACTGGCATATTGACGAACATGATAAACCATATGAATCTAATGATAAAAGAAATAATAAAATTAGAAAACTCTCTATGTCTCTATGTCTAAGTGACAAAAATTCTTATGACGGAGGAAATTTAATGTTTTCAAAATTAGGTAAATTAAATAAAATTAATTCTTTTACTGTAAAAGAAATGAGAGAGAAAGGATCGTTAATAGTTTTTCCGTCTTATACTTTACATAGAGTTGAGCCAGTTACTAGAGGTACTAGACATTCATTAGTAATATGGTATTTAGGAAATCCATATAGATAATATATGAGTTTTAAAAAAGAAAAATATTGTATTGTAAAAAAAGCAGTATCAAAAGAATTATGCAATTTTTTAGAAAATTATTTATTATTGAAAAGACAATGCTCTAAAACTTTATTTGATACAAAACAAATTTCTCCTTATTGTGTAGATTATGGAAAATGGTCAGATGAACAAATTCCTAATACATATAATTGTTATTCAGATATGGCAATGGAGACTTTATTATTAAAGTTTAAGCCTACTATAGAAAAAATAACTAATTTTAAATTATCTGAAAGTTATTCTTATATAAGAATTTATAAAAAGGGAGATATTTTAAAAAGACATAAAGATAGAAATGAATGTGAAGTTTCAACAACTTTAAATATAGGTGGTGATAATTGGCCTATATATTTAAGTCCTTACGAAAATGTAGGTGTACCCGATAATAAAAAGATTACTGTAGCAAGTAAAGCCAAAGGTGTTAAAATAAACCTGGATGTAGGTGATATGTTAATTTATCTTGGTTGTGAATTAGAACATTGGAGAAACAAATTTAATGGACAAGATTGTTTACAATCTTTTTTTCATTATAATATAGAAAAGAAAGGGATTGTAAAATTTGATAGTAGATTACACGTAGGTCTTCCAAGTTATACAAAAAGAAAATGAATATAAAAACTATATTTCAAATACAGAGTATTAAACATTCTATAAAAAAATGGAATGAAAAAAAATTACAATTTCAAAATAAAACTAAAAATTTAAAATTTACAAAAAATAAATTTATATCTTCAAGAAATGTAGAACAAAAAATAAATCTAGTAAAAATTTTTAATAATACATTTAAGAAAGAATTAGATTTGTTACAAGAAAAAATTAAAATTGAAGTAAATGTAAAAAATATTTGGGTTGCTCACTATGAACAATATCAAGAACATATTATTCATAATCATGGAGATAATGGATTAAGTGGAATTATTTATTTAAATTATAATAAGAATGTTCATGAACCAACAAGGTATCTTATGCCATTAAATGATTTAATTAATAACAATTCTTTAATATATAATGAACAAGTTAAAGAAGGAGACTTACTATTAATGCCTTCTTGTATTCATCATTACAGTCCATTTAATAAATCAAAAGAAGTAAGATCAATTATTGGTTTTGATTTAGAGTTTAGAAAATGATTTGGCCAAATTTATGTATAGATAATTTTTTTCAAGAACCAGATAAAGTTGTTACTTTTGCTAATTCTTTAGAATATTTTAAACCGGAACCAAGTAATTATCCTGGTAAAAGAACAAAACATATTCATGAAATAGATCATAGATTTTTTGAATTTACTTGTTTAAAAATATTATCTTTATTATATCCAAATGATTATAAAAATTTAAGATGGAATGCATTACAAACTTTTCAAAAAATTCCAGCTAATCTAAAATATAATGGATGGATACATACTGATTCAGATCATGAATTTACATCAATTATATATCTATCTAAATTTTTAAACTGTGGAACATCTATATATCATTCTAAAAATACATACGGATATATTACTAATGAAAAAATAAAGAATGAATATTTTAAATATAATGATCCTAAACTGTATTCAAAAACAGCAAAAGCTAAAGAAGAAAATAATAATCCTTTTGAAGAAACAATAAAATTTAATTCTAGATATAACAGATTAATTTTATTTGATGGCTCAAGTTATCATGCTTCTAATGTATTTAATCATAATAATAGTAAAGAAGAAAGATTAACTCTAATTACTTTTTTTAATACTGTAGAACGTATAGATGGTTTAAATTTAAAAAAACCTTTAACAACTATGAGGAGAATTAATTAATGCATAAAGCTAAAGTATATGTTAAACCTGTTTGGTACAGAAAAGGTTATTATAAAATAACAAGATTAGAAAATTTTTTTGAAATTTCTGAATGGATATTATTGAAAAATGAAGATTTAAAAGAATTAGGAAGACGAGGCGTTGAAGTAATACTTATTAATTAAATGGATATATTTTTTGATAACTTTATTAAAAATGGAAAACATCTAAGATGGGTAAGTATTAATAAAACAAATCCATTTGCATTTACAATGGATAATCATTTTTGGCATGATAAAATTAATATTAAATTAATTAATAAAGTAAAAAAATTTATTTTAACAAAAAAAGAGTATAACATAAAACATAATGAATTTATTGATCAAACTAAAAATGATACTTATTGGATTTCTAATAATATTTTCAAAGAAGAAAACAAAGAGATTAAAATTTTAAAAAAAGAAATAAAAAAAATTTTAAATAATTTTTTTAAACAAATTAATCTTAAATTAAATGAAAAAATTTATATTCAAGGTTGGCCTAGTATTTTAAAAAAAAATCAATTTCACAAAGAACATTTTCACGAAGCACATGAATTTTCTTTTTTAAGTGGAAATATAATATTAACAAATAATAAAACTACAACAGATTATTATATATATCCAAGGTCTTGTCAGTTTGGTTATTATAAACATAAAAACTTTTCAGGATCAATTACATTATTTTCTTCTTTCATTCCTCATAAAGTTGATACAATTAAAGATAAATTTAGAATGTCAATTGGCTTTAATTTATATACACAAAAATCAATTGATTATTTTAATGAAACTATTGAAAATCAAATACCTTTATCACCTATAAGATTTGTAGTAGAGTTATAAATGAAATGTGATTATTTTTTAGAAAAAAAATTTTTAACACCAAAAGAAGTAAAACAAATTCTTAATAAATTTAATAAATGCGCACTTCCTAATTTTTTTGATAACCCAGATCCTAACGCTACAAAAACAGCAAAAGTTAGAATATCAAGATATTTACATTTAAAAAAACTATTAAAAAATGTAATAGAATTAACACATGATGTAAATAACAAATATTTTGGTTTTAATATTCCTGAAAAAAATGGCTACAGTGTTGTTCACTTAAATGAATATAAATCTAATAACTATGTTGGTTATGATTGGCACATGGATATGAGTTCAGATCTTGCGCAAGATTTTAAATTAACTGTACTAATAAATTTATCTAAACAATATAAAGGTGGAGATTTTAGATTGTTTAAATGTCCAGATATTAATTTTTTTGATACAGGTGACGTGTTAATTTTTAAATCTTTTATTCCTCATAAAGTTGATAAAATTATATCAGGTGAGAGAAAAACATTAACATTTTGGATGGAAGGACCTCTTTTTAAATAATGTTAGAATTATTAGAAAATGTTAAAAAAGCAACAACAATTCAGAGAAAGAAAGAATTATGGGATGTTGAAGGAATATTAAAAGGAAGATTAAATCAAAAACTAAAATTTGATTTAAGACCTATTCACAACAATTGTAAAATAGGAAATTTTAGAACTAAAGCAGATAAGATGGTATTTGAAAACAAAAGCCATTGGATTATTATAGATGTAAAAGAATTGCACCATTTTCTAAAAGAAAAATCTATAAAAGATGTTAATTTAGATGATTTAATATCAACTTTAGAATGGAATATAATAATAAAAAAATAGCACTATATTTTTACAATATTTGTTATATAATTTATTTATGCCTTTAACTCAATTAAATTTTTTACCTGGAATAGATACAGAAAACACCGAAACTGGTGCAGAAGGTAGATGGTCTAATTGTGATAAAATAAGATTTAGAAAAGGTTTACCACAAAAAATTGGTGGATGGGAAAAATTTAGTCAAGATTATTATGTTGGAATAGGAAGATCATTACATCAATGGTTAGATAATGATGGAACAAGATATGAAGGATTAGGTACAGATAGAAAAGTTTATGTATATCAATCTGGTACTAATGCTGATATTACACCAATAAGACAATCTAATACTTTAACAAGTGTATTTAATACAACTTCTGGTAGTTCTAATGTTGTTGTAAATCACTCTACTCATGGAGCTCAATTAGGAGATTTTATAACTATATCTAATGTAGCTCCTACAAATATTGGAGGTATTTCTAATACAGCCTTAGATGCTGAATATGAAATTATCGAAATAACAAACGCTGATGCTTATACTATTCAATCAAGTGGAATTGCAAATGCAAATGTAACTACAACTGGTAATTGTGATATAGAATATCAATTATCTATAGGTCCAGATAAACAAACTTTTGGTTTTGGCTGGGGCACTGGTACTTGGAATTTATCAACGTGGTCTACTCCTAGATCAACAAGTTCTGTTACTCTTGATATGAGACAGTGGTCTATAAACAATTGGGGAGAAGATTTAATAGTAACACAAAGAGATGGTAAAACTTATCATTGGAATACATCTGATGGTATGACTGATAATAGATTATCGGTTATAGCTAATGCACCGACTTCAAGCTCACTATCTGTTGTATCAACAGAAACAAGACACTTAATTTTAATGGGTACAGAAACAACTATTGGTACACCTTCAACTCAAGATAAAATGTTTATTAGATTTAGTGACCAAGAAAATTTTGATCAATTTACTGCAAATGCAACTAATTCAGCAGGGTCACAAAGAATAGCAGGTGGTAGTGAAATTAGATGTGCTAAACCTGCTAAAGGTACAATTCTTATCTGGACAGACACTACAATGCACTCGATGTCTTTTATTGGTCCGCCTTTTATATTTGGTTTTAGACAACTTGGTAACGATTGCGGATCTGTTGGTTTAAATGCAGCTATTGTTGTAGATGATATTGCATACTGGATGTCAGACGGACAATTTTTTAGATATGCAGGAGCTGTACAAGAAATACCTTGTAGTGTTTTAAACTATGTATTTAACGATATTAATAAAACTCAATATGCTCAAGTATATGCTGGTCAAACTTCTAACTTTTCAGAAGTAATATGGTATTATTGTTCTAGCAACTCGGATCAAATAGATAGATATGTAATTTATAACTATCTTGAAAACAGTTGGTATTTTGGTAATTTAGCAAGAAGTACATATCAAGATAATGGAGTTGAATTGAATCCTTTAGCAACAGAATATTTTGCTAATTCAACAGCTAATACTTATACTCAAATAAATGGATTAACGGCTGGTAGAAGTTTAATATATCGTCATGAATCAGGTGTAGATGCTGATGGACAAGCTCTATCTTCTTTTATACAATCTGGAGATGGAGATATTGCTGATGGTGAAACATTTAGTTTTATAAATAAAGTTATACCTGATTTTCAAAGCATGCAAGGAAATGCTATAATCACTCTCAAAACACGAGATTATCCTAATGATTCAAGAACCTCTGGAGAAGCCATAACAGTAAATAATTCTACAAGATTTTACAATACAAGAACAAGAGGTAGACAATCTAGTCTTAGAATAGAAAATACTGATGTTGGTGATAATTGGAGATTTGGTACAATAAGAATAAATATAAGACCAGATGGTAAAAGATAAATATAAAATAAGACAAGCTCGGATTGATGACGCAGTTAGAATTAGAGAGCTTTTAAAAACATGGCTACCAGAATCACCATATAACTTTGGTAACGTAAATAACAAGAAATTGCTTGATCATATTATATTTTACATTAAGAATAGTTTTGTTATAGTAGTAGAATATGAAAATGTTATTATAGGAACTATGGCTGC